CGGGGGTTGGGGAGATCTGGATGCCACCTTGTGGGTGGCATTCCGGCCTCGCGCGTGTAATATGCGCGAAGGCGTCGTCCGTCCCAGACGTTATACTGTCTGGACGGCGCGTACTCCGGAAGTTCAGGAGCACCCGCCGCTACACGGACGACTCGGGTGGAGACTCTACGCCTCCAGACGAACGGCTTACCTGACGGGTGTCCCCGTAAAGCAGCCGCCATGACCACCCAATGTTGCTCGGGCGTTATCACGATACGGTCTTCGACCGGTACCGTGTGAAGCTCTAGCCAAACTGGACATTGCCACGCAGAGTGGGTAGTCCAACGTGGTGTGAACTCCAAGCCTCCCGGGTCCAAGCCTGTTTCAGGACGCCCCTTAAAGGGCCTCCAGAACAAGAACTTGTCCGGTAGGGACGCTATCACAGCGTTCCTTGCGTCTTCTAGGAAGAGTCTTGTGAACTCGTTCCTACGACTGAGGTTTATAAACTTGAACATGTTCTCAAGCGAATCGAGAGCATAGTCAAGCGTCATGGGAGTAACATCCTCGCCATTGTACCAGTTTGCCCCACAACTCTCACGGAAAGGACCCTCGACACAAGTTTTTCTCTTGTTAGTCTTAAATCCAACCCGTTTTAACAGGGCGATAACGTCGTGCACGATTTTCTTGCGCACGATAATATCATCCCCATAAACGCGGAAGTCCACTCCCGGACGCGCCGTCGGGTCGACGGCATGTACGAAGGAAGCGAACAGAAGCGTTTGGAGCGGGAAGCAGAAGCCGTTTCCCATCGATACAAACATCTGATAAGGAGTAGAACGATCCTCACCAGGAAGTCTATATGATGGCGACCTGATCCGGTTAAGAAAATTGAACCAATCAGGCGGAAGTTGTGATTTGCATAGACCTAAGGACATAAATGCACTTGCATCCTTGAGATCTAGTGTTGCAAACCCTTCTTCACCATCGTCGAGAGAGCCCTTGCGAGCCATCTCTTGATTTGGTCCTTGCCACCTTAGGTCGAGTCCTACTCGGCGCAAGAAATCGCGCATAACGAGATCGGTACCCTTCTGCAGGTAGGTTAGGGCCAGCGGCTCCGCCGCCATGACACGGTGTGTCTCAGCGGTCTTTAGTACGAACCCGACTTTGTTGTAGTCGACCACCGTGCAGCACGTGTAGAGGTCTTTCTTAAGGACCTGAAGACACTGCACACCAGCAACACCACGCGCCCCTGTACGGGACGCGTAGTGAAAGTTGGCGCACAAAGCTGCAGCGAAGTATGGTACTGCCGTAGGCGTGACAGTCCACCCGTCCGCGAGTAATTTGCGAGCGAGATTGGTCAAGTCACCGTGCACACCGACATTGGCACCGCCAGTGAGGTCGCACTTATCGTAAATCCTAGCCAATGGAGGTTCATCCCGAAGGACATACCTAATCCACTCTCTAGAACGGTGCAAGTACTCCTCGATAGGGACGCTTTTACCAACGCGTTTCCTTCGAGCAATAAACCACTTATTCACCTTCGCTACACGTCTTTCGTTTTTAAGGAAAGACGCGCGTGCTACGGCTTCAGGGTCGATGCCTGACTCTTTCGGAGTCCAGGGGTACTTGCGAATAAGTGCTGCTATCTGATGCGCGGCGAAATGACGAGCCGCCGTGTCATACTTCTGTGACACGATAGCACCAGAGACGGACAACATTTTAGGAACGTCCCAAGAGCAGATAGCTCGCTCGAGGGTATCGTCCCCTGATATTGTCGTCCACTGACCAACTACAGACCTCAGAATCGATCGATAGAGTTTCTTCGATTTTCCTCTGAGCTCATCATTGAGCTTTCTCAGCTCATGTTTTGAAGGAGCCTTCACGAAACCTCCGATTTGAAAGTAATTAAGCTGCATTGCGCAGCTCTCTGACGATCACTTCTTCAGGGTATACCCCAGAAGAATCCCAATAACCAGGATAACAACAGGTAGCAGATCCATAGGACTTCCGTCCATGTATCCACTACCTAGAAGTTTACCCTGAGCGTCTTGATCATCGACTTGAAGTCGGCGCCAGAGACGAGGGCTCCAACATCGTTGGAGATAGCGTCAGCATCCGTACCGGAGATTCCGACGGGTCCGCTGTAGCTGATCGTGGTGATGCTGTTGCCAGTAGGCGTCAGCGCACCTGTCAGAGTATGCGTACGAGTCAGTTTCACTTCGAAACGACCGTTTCCGCTGTAAAGCGCCGTAGGTTTAGGCGCAGTGCGAGCGAGACGCAGGATATCCGAGACGGACAGGGTATTAGCCGGTCCGTTGTAGGTTACCTGATTCCCGTTGATCACATCAGCGGTATAGGTCTTGGTGTTGAACGTCAAGGACATTGGGATTAATCCCTATGAAAGGAGGTTGCCCCCCAGTTAAGAATTGTTCCAGAGGAAGGTGTTCGTGAACTTTCGGTTCACACCTCCGAAACGAGATAGGATTTGCTGCCCCACAAGGGCTACTGCATCTCCTAGCCTGGTCAGATCATCCAGTTTGAAGTTCGACTTGATGACGAGACTGGGACTACGTACGCCTAAGACCCTCTGCTTTGACACAAGGTCCTCTCGCACTTCACTCCGACAAGGAGCAACGACGGTGTAACCCGCCGCCCAACCGTTGGTGGTTCCGGTTCGAACTTCGGTTCCGACCTGGGTCGTTGAAGTGCATCGGCCAAGACCGACGGGCTGGTAGGTTGCTTCCGCAACGGCGCCAATTAAATCGCCTATGTTGAAGAACCAATCAGCAACGAAGCTATAAGGGATCAGGTTCCAAGGCAGGGTGAGCAAAGACTTTGCATCAAACCCGTACTTGTACTTCCAATCCCGAGACACTTCGTCGACGGACATGCAGCGTACCTCCACAGATTCGGTCTTGGTGACTTGTACAGTCGCCGAAACTCCCAATGTGGAATGGTTATAGGATGACTTCGCGTTCGAGGATATGGAAACCCTCGTTCGTTCAGTCTTCCGCGCTGTCGGATCACTCCGCTCCGCTACTGCGGTCATTATGTCGTTGACACTGCCAACTAGTGGCCTAATACCATACCGGTACATAAGCCATGCATTGACAGAACTCATCGCCAGGCTAGCGGCTCGAGCTTTGCGCTCAAACTGGAACCAAGACGATAAGGGACTCCACAACGAGGATAACGTCTTCTTCATCTCAGCGATGTTCTCCCACGAATCGGTGCTTGCGCGACCGATGTTGGAGAGAAGCTTAGTACTCGCTTCGACTTCAGCTGACGCTACGTCATCGTACGAAATCAGGAATGAACCCGGTCTCGCAACGAGATCGACTCCCGAGCCCACGCCGATATCCAGGCGCGTGCAAGGGCCTCCGCTATAAATGTACCATTGCGCAGGGTACCCGTTCTTGTACACATGGGCATGTGAAATGGCCCGTGATGTTTTTGAACGAATCTCCCTGTACATGGGATTCATAACGATCTCCCCCCGTGCACTCCGTTTCGAAAAATTCGGAGTAACGAAGTCATCCATGTACTCCCTTTGGCCGTTCCCGAAGACGTTGGTATCGTTCACGTTGCCCGCACCGTTGTAAGCGGTGTAGACAGACATGGGATACGTGTACGTGCCTCGTTCGCGGTGACGCCAGGAGCCAGTCATGGTGATGGTATTGGAGATTAAGTTGTGGAACATTAGCGACAACGGTGCAAACGTTTAGCACCGAGATTTGATTAGCACTACCACGCTTTTCGCGCGAAAGCGCAAGGGTTTCTAACCCTCAAGGTCCCCCCCTAGATCTTCCAACGCAGGAGGAGTAAAACGCACGAACATGGGAAGCGGATCATCGATGTTGTCGTAAGAAAACGACAACTCTCCCCGCTTCATGGCTTCCAGAACGCACACCGTTGCATCCAACAGCACAGACGAATGTCCCTTATTCAGGAACTCGTCACGTGTCATCGGAGGCGGAAGTGCTCTCACTTCGATTTTGTCGAAGAAGGGTTTCTGGAGGAGAACCGGAACTTTGTCCGAGCTCTCCACGAGATGACTAGATCCGCGATTAAGCGGAGAAGTGTCATCCAGTCCACTTTGTTCATGCATCATACCTCCCTAATTGGTTGGTTTCGGA